TCATAAAGATGTGGCAGACTTTTCCTAGCGGTTTTTCGATTATTTCAGTAATGACAACACCGAAATACTTTTCCACATTTGTCTTTTGTAGTTTATCCCAAAGAATCCAAATCTGGAACTTTCCTTCTTTGGCGGTCTTTAAGACAAATTCTGCGTTGGAAAGTTGACCTGAAAAAAGGAGGGATTGTTTGATGTCTTTTTCAATTAATCCCCAGACCTTATCAAGTTCTTTCGTAGGTACTTTGACTAACTCCATAATTATACCAAAACTTATATAAAAACAACTATGTTATTACTAAATAGCTTACGGCAATATGAACTGAATCGGTAGAACTCATTGTCGCTTTTAAAATATCAGTCGCTTCCAAAACTAAAGGTTTGGTTATTAATTCTTCCGAAGTATTGGCGGTTAAAGCATGGGTTCTTAAAATTTGATAACTGGCACTAGCTGAAGTATCGGTAACATCCAGCGTAACCGTAGGCGTATTAGCGGTATTGTTGGTAATGATGATAGATTTAATGATAATGTTTTCGCCACTAGCTGCCGTTATGATAGCGGTTTGATCGGTGGTTGCTAAAGCAACGCCTGTAAATTTATAGTTATTTGCCATCTTTATTTTCTGTTTTAGGTTTGGGTGGTAAATAAGTTAAAAGATGTTGTAGCTTACCCCAGTTGGAAGTTCTAATTTCAATCCATTTATCCAGCTCCTTATTAATATCGGTGTGATCTGGTAATATGGTTGTGGTATTTAAAAGAAGTTTGATGTTTTCGTTGGCTTCCAAGATTTTTGATTCGTAATGTTTGCTTAACGATTCAATTCTTGTTTTCATTGACAAGTCATATAAACGAATTATTATAGAACTATTGCGTTAGCTTCATCTTCTGTTAATGGTTCTCCAGCAATAAGTTTAGCTTTAGCATTAGCTTTATCAGTTTCTTTCTGTGCAATAGCATCATTTTCAACTTGTTTTCTTGTTTGAAGATCTTCTTGATGTTCTCTAAATGAAGTAAGTTCTGCACCTGATAAAGGTGTAACCTCAACTGTTTCGCCTGTTGCTACTATTCTTTTAGTTGCCATTATTATCTCCTTTGTTGACTATTAACTATATGGTTTAAGTCCATAAACGGATATTTTGCCAGAAGAAACATTTCCACTATCCATATAGACAGAAACGCCTGACCAAGCGGCACTTTGTCCATAAAATCCACTACCCCAATAATGATTCATTGTATCTTCGCCTGTTCTGCAACAGAACATTGAAGTATAACACACTTTTTTCTTTGTAGTAAGTAATGGACTATAAATCCAAACGCAACCACAAACTCCACTTGTTGAGTCAGTACCTATTTCTCCAGTATTTAAATTAAAATTGTCATCATTATAATTACCTTTTGCCGCATTTGACCTAGAATTATTTAAGTCATTATACATATTGAATCCAGCATATCTCCAAGCACCCACAGACACTATAGAACCACCTTCCATAGCTCTTAAACGCATTGTCGTATTGCTTGTTACAGGTTGTACATATTCAAACACATATAAATAATTATCATAGTCAGTAGTGAAATCTCCGTTCATATCTACTGTAGAATCATTACTTGCTGTATAGTCTGCTAGTTTTTCTAAATCGCTACCACCAGCCGCAACTGTTGCCCATTCAGGAGCAGTCGCACCACTATTCATTTTTAATGTTTGTGAACCAGTACCTTTAGCTAACTTCGTTAAAGTTGTTGCTCCAGTCGCATATAGAATATCTCCTGCTGTGAAGCTAGTTAAATTTGTGCCGCCTTTAGCGACTGTGATTGTTGGTAAAACTGTAAGGTCTACTGAACCCCAATCTGGAGCCGTAGCTCCTGTGTTCATAGCCAAAACTTGTTCGGCTGTTCCTTTTGCTAATTTTGCTAATGTTGTAGAACCTGTGGCATATAAAATATCACCAGCAGTAAAGGAAGCTAAACCTGTTCCTCCACTTGCTACTCCAATTCCATCGGTAACTGTAAAAGTTGCTCCAGTAGGAATAGTAATAGTATCGGAAGCATCACCAATTTGTAATGACGTTCCTGTAGATGGACTTAATTTATCTGATTTTATTTCACTTGCCATAATTGATCCTTTTTATATTAATTTAAAATTTAAGTAAATAATTATTTTATCCATTATACGATAGTTAAAACCCCAGAACCTTTAACATCCCATACCGCTGAACCTGTTACGTCTATTGCTCCTATAAGCATATAATTTTTTGTTGCAACCATTGTAGTATCGGCTGAAGAACTAATATCATTATAATTAGTAAAAGTTGATCCTAAAGTTGATATTACTCCACCTTCTCCTAAAGTGGTATCGGCATCTGGCAGTGTGTAAGTTCTTGTTGTTGATGCGGATATGCTTGAACATTGAAACTGTGCCTTTTTACTATTATCAGCATTATCTTGCAAAGTAAAGTTATCATCATCAATAGTTGTTACCGTACCAGCTGTTACACCGTCTATTTGAGCTTGAATACCAGACGTTACTCCGCTGACATATCCTAGTTCAGTATCGGTTGTTGCTGATACTGCAATTTTTTGTGAACTATTTGAAATAACGGCTCTACTTGCCGTTAAGGATTCTGTGTCTATGGTTGTAGCCGAACCTGTAATTGTTGCTTGTTTGGCATCTAATTGAGTTTGAATATTTGAAGAAACATCATCTAAATATCCCACTTCAGTTGATGTAACAGCACTTACCGAAACATCTCCACTACCATCAGAAACTAAAGCTCTTGATACAGTAAGATCCTCCATTTTAGAAAATTCTATGGCTGCCGCAGCATTAATATCTGCATTAACGATAGTGCCATCAATAATAACTGGGGGTAAAGAAGTATTCGTTGCACTTACTATTCCAATATAAACGGAAGTAATTGCACCTGAAGTTAGACTGCCTGAATCCCAAGTTACATTAACGGTAGTGTTGGTAGAAAAAGAAGTGCTAGAAATTGTGCCGTACAAAGTTGCAGCCGAATCAACCACTTGAACTCTACGGTTTGCATGATAAATCGCAGTTACATCAGCACCATCAATAGTGAAAGCCGTTCCTGAAACATACGTTGCGGTATAAGACGCATCTCCATCTCCATATTCAATCCATTGAGCATCGTTAAACCAATCCCTAGTATTTTTCATTAATGCCCTGATGGCATTATTCAAATTACTAGGTAACATTCCCTCCGCAACATTAATCGTATTTAATGTTGTATTGTCGGCTTGGGTTGTTGAATAATCTTTTATGTTTGTTGCCATTTAATTTTCTAATCTACAAACCATGCAAACGCTTTGGCGTTCTCATCGTTATTTTTATTTATTAAAACATTCACCGCTTCTTCAATTTGTCTTTGAAAGAACTCTTGGTGTTCCATGCTATAACGCACATTTTCTATATTAATATCTTTAGCCATTATCTTTGTCCTGCCCTACTTGCAATAAAATCAACTCCTTGTGCATGAGTCCAAGTTGAACCTGCTGCAATTTTTACATTCGCCCTGACATATCTTCCTGATTGTCTAACTGGAACTGTACCACTGGTTACCATTGAATTATAAGAAGATGTTGAGGCACTATTAGCTAACCGTTCCCTTGTTGTAATGGCAACCGTTGCTGTTGCATCTACAATGGGTCTGACTTCTGTTATATCTGATCTTAAACCTGGAAACAACTCCATTTCTTTTGTTTCTATTTCTACTTCATTGCCATTGCCAGAAAAAATAGCAGCTTTATTATCTCCATCAATCGCACCTAAATATCTTTGACCTCCTAACCAAAAATCAGTGTCCAAAGCAATATTAATATTATCTATACTTGAATCAATTAAATCCATTGTTTCAACGGTGTAAGCTCCAACGAATTGAGAAAAAATGGTACTAGCTGATGCATTAGCAAAAGACCATTTTTCAGTAACATAATTATAAATTAATAATTTATCACAAATTCCTGTGGTATTCGCTTGATTGTCCGCACTTGGGTATAACCAAATGGCTAAAGTATTAAAAGGATCAACCGCAGCTACGATTCGATCTGAAAAGGCTTTATCTAAATCTATATCAAAAAAACGATTAACTTTTTCAGCTCCAATCGGTTTTATGTTATCTCCTTGTACTTCAAAGAAACCATCATCGGCATAAAAGAAAACCCTTCGGTTATCTTGACAAACTGTTTTTCCATAAACTGCACCCCTGTTAGGAGATACTACAGAAAATCTAAAAATAGTTGCTCCGCCCACATAGTCCATACGCACTATTTCATTTTGTCTAAAAATATAACCATATTCACCAGAGGTGATGGCTACAATCTGTCCGCCTGAACCTGGAAGGTCTTGGCTGTCGGCTTGTTTTGATCCTGCTGTCCAAGTGGTAATATCATTAATGCCTGACCATTGAACTCTGTTTGTTGCACCACTAATATTTCCTGTTACTAAAAAATCTCTTATCACTCCTGATACTTTAAATATGGGTGGAGTTCCATCGGTAGCAATCGCTGAAAGATTAGCAAAGTTAGTTGAAGTTCCCATTAAATAATATTGAGGAGCATCCACTCCATTACTTACAATGAGATAATCTCCAAATTGGGTAAAGGTAAAATAATCTGTATCGGTTCCAGTTAAACTTGATTTTCTTGAAGTAAAAGTTCCTGAAGATAATTGATAAATGTTTGTTTTAGTTGCAGCAAAATTATAGCTAGTATTATCAGTGGATCGAAAAGAACCTGCTGCTTTAGATAAAGCTCCAATATCATTAGAGCTATAAGCTGTTAAAGAAGGAAAAGGTTTATAACTTCTAGCGGCAAAATAAACATTCTTTGCTATATTCGCACCTGGATTCATAAACTTGGGTTGATCCGGTAGCCATTCTCCAAAAGGTACTTGCATCTATTTCCTATTCGTTGTTACTGACTATTACTCTGCCTTGATCGGCAAAAGCAGCAGCGACCGTTACATCTGATCTAGTTTGTAATGGAGATCCACTCCATTGATCTTCTCTATCGTTTCTTTCAATTCGTTCTAATCCGGTTTGGTAAAGTTGTAGCCAATTTTGTAATTTACTAGGATCAATGCCTCCTAAAAAATTAGCGGCATGATAAAGGCTGCCGTATAAATAAATTCCTGGGTGATTCGTTAAAATATAATTCGTTGTTGCCGAATCAGATAAAGCGGCAATCGCCTTGTAATAATTTAAAGTTGCGGTGTAAGTGGTGTCAGGCGTTGGAGCAAATCTAAAATTATTTCCTAAAATAGTATAAACATTAGGTCGCCCAGTGGTAGAACCCCCTTTGATTTGGTCCATTTGAGTCGGAGCCATATAAGTCAAGGAATATTTTACTGTGCCTTGAACAATATAAAAATCTCTGACTTGTAAAAAACCTGAGGGAACGGCTACCGTTTCCGCATCAATAGAAAAGGAAGAATCGGAATTTAACATCGCTTTAATTCTTAATTTAGAATTATATTCTGATTCAACCAGTTTAATAAAATCATCAGCGATCTCATCGGTTAAATCAGAACGATTTAGCCAATTCGCTATTGATGTTTTTACTTCTGCGTAAGTTGATAATGACATTATAATCTTCCTGGTGCGGTTCTAAAATATTTATATTCGTTGCTGTTTAGTTTTTCTTTTAAAATTTTGTTTTGAACTTCTTTAGGCAGACGAAACCAATTATTATTTCCGCCAGTATATTCTTTTGCCCAGATTTCCAAAGCTAATGTAGGAATGGAAGCCACTCTTTTAAGTCCTCTACTTGGAGAATAGCCATCGTTGTGATTGTAGAGTTCTTTATTCGCTTTTAAATGAGGATCAACATTCAGTTCTTGCTTGATACCAACTTTTTTATCCATTTCTTCGTTAATAAAAGTTGTTTTTTGCAAACCTTCAACTTGTGTTTCTTTTTTCATTTAACCTTGACCTCTAGTTTTTTTTCTTTTTGGTATTCTCTTGGAATACGATTTTGCATGACGACCTGGTCTTTTTCTCCTAGTTTGCTTAACATGAACATACCCATACGATCTGGGTTTAGCCATTAAGACATTTCAGTAGCGTAACAATCACCAGTACCAATAGCAGCAAATTTCACACCTTGTTCAGGTACTTTTATTATTTCTACTGTGTCAGCAGGAATAAATAAATCCGCCGCAGTTGCCGTAGGTGATGCAGCAAAAGCAATGTTCATATCCGCACTAGCAGATATTCTTACAAATACTGTATCTGCATTAAAAGCGGTTGATGATGCAGCACTTGATCCTGATGGCGATACTTTGTGCGTTGTGCCTGGAGCTAATCCATAATTATAAGCCATTTATTTTTTTCTCCTTAATTAATTTTAGAGGGTGGAAAAACCGCTAGGTCAGAGCCACCCCCAATTTTGTTTATACTATTTTCAAATAGTAAATACTATCTTCTAATAACAAATGTTACGTAAAGTACAATCGCATTAGTTGAAGCACCATCGGTAATCATTTCAATAGTTCCATCTTCCGAAACTGTGTTTGCCGCAGTTGGTTCAGATGTATCTACGTCTCCAGCCGCAGAACCAGAATAAGCAACCGTAATTGCTGAATCGGTCATAGCTGTTCCACCAATTTCAAAAGTGATTGCTCCATTTGCTGTTCCAATGGCACCTTGAAGGGCTGTTATGATTTTGATGACTCTCCCACCATCAGGTATTCCAACAAATGTTGAAGATGCTGTGCTGATGTCTGCAATCTTTGCAG